GAAAAAACGGGCACTCGAACTGTGGAATGAGCGCAAGCCGGATGCGTTTATCGTCGAGGGCAAGGCCGCCGGACTCCCGCTGATTTTTGAGCTGCGGGCCATGGGTATCGCCGTCTCCGAATACACCCCCAGCCGGGGTAATGACAAGGTGGCTCGGGTCAACGCTGTGTCTGACTTGTTTGCATCAGGCATTGTGTGGGCACCCCAAACACGCTGGGCCGATGAAGTGATCAACGAATTCGCCACCTTCCCCCTCGGGGCACACGATGACCTCGTCGACAGCGGCACGCAAGCCCTGCTGCGATTCCGCCAAGGTGGATTTATCCGGGTGGACAGCGATGAGGAGCAGGAGGAAAAATACAGGGCGAGGGCTGATTATTATTAGGGTCGGCAGGGTCGGCAAAACCAGTAACCCCCGTTACCGTTTTATTATCAGGTGATAATGGTTTTAGGGGTTGTATCGGTCCAGTTTGTGGACAAAGGGGCCCGTGTTTGTTGAGTTTCAGGTGTTTCAGGTGTTTCGGGTGTTTCCAATGTTTCTATTAGCGGCAATTAACGGGATTAACGCAATTAACGGCAATTAAGGGTGATTAAGGGCAATTAAGGGTGATTAAGGGCTGTTTTCGGGTGTTTTCGGTGTTTCTGGCGTTTTAGGGGATTCAAATAGGGGTATTTCAGTCCCTTGACATAAGATATTTCATGCGGATTGTGCGGAGAGTGAGTAATGGCAGTTAACACATGGTTTGTCGAAAATACCCTCAGGCCCCTGTTTCGGGCCTTTTCCAGTGTCCCGGCCGTGGCTTACTACGATTCGGCCCTGTTCAAGCCGACCGCCGCGTTGGAGGCCGCCTACCCGGAAATTCGCGCCGAATTGGACAAATTACTCCCCAGACTGGGCGATATGCCCCCGTTCCACCTGATCAGCCCGGACCAGACCTATATCTCCAGTGACGATAAATGGAAGATGTTCTTCCTCAAGGCCGGCAATCTGCGCTTTGAGCGCAATTGTCAGGAATTTCCCGAGACCATGAGAATACTGGATCAGTTTCCGGAGATAATCTCAGCCTATTTTTCCTTCATCGGGCCCAATAAAATGCTCTACCCCCATCGCGGACCATGGAGCGGGGTGTTGAGAATGCACCTCGGGCTGGTTATCCCCACCACCGGCAAAGGCTGCACGCTGGTGTGCAATAAAATCCCCTACCGCTGGCGCGAGGGAGAGGTCGTGGTATTTGACGATACTTATGAGCATTTTGCTGTTAACTTGTCAGATTCAGTGAGAGTGGTATTATTCTTGGATATATTGCGGCCACTGCCCTACTTTCTGGACAAGTTGAATAGAGCGATTGTGTGGTGCGCTCGGTTTACGCCCTACTTTCAAGAACCGATTCGTCGGCACAAGGAGTGGGAGAGAGAATTCTACAAAGAGGACTAGCCATGAAAACACTATTTTTCGCAGGACTTCTCTTTTTTACAGCGTCAGTGGTCGGCCAGCTTCCCTACTATGGCGACACCCTTGAGCAGCAGCTGTATACCATGGAGTTGGAGTGGCGGATTGATGACATTGAGCATGCGCGTGTTGAGCGACTGTATGAACAGAAGGAAACGGAGTGGCAGCAATACCTCGATAGCCAGCATCAAAACATCCGTCAGCACATAGATAACGGCACCCCTTACGATAAAATATTTGAGATGCTACTCAATCGCACCCTTGGACATTCATTATGAGTATTGATAAAGCGCTGGTCGCCGTCCCCGGCGAGCCCTCCCGTGTCCGCCCGGAATCGTTTGTCGGTGAGGACTTTGTTGCCGAGGCCGATGATGACGGCAGTGTCACCTTCACCTTCGGAGCCGAGGAGGGTGAGGAGGAGGAAGAACTGGTCGCTCACGATGACAACCTCGCAGAAAACATGCCAGAAGCCGAGCTGACTGCACTGTCGACTGAGCTGATTGCACAATACAAGGCAGACCGGGACAGCCGGGAAGACTGGGAGAAAACGTATATTAAGGGGCTGGATCTGCTCGGGCTGAAGTTCGAGGAGAGAACCAAGCCGTGGGATGGCGCATGCGGCGTGTTTCACCCCATGCTCACCGAGGCGGTGGTGCGTTTTCAGGCCCAGAGTATTCAGGAGATATTCCCGGCGACCGGGCCCTGCAAAACGAAGATTGTCGGGAAGTCCAATTCAGAGTTGGAAAAGCAGGGGAAAAGGGTCTCGCGGTACATGAATTATCTGGCGACAACCCAGATGAAAGAATACCGCGCCGAAACTGAAAAATTATTGTTCTCACTACCCATTGCGGGCTCCGCCTTCCGCAAAGTCTATTACGACCCCGCCCTGAAGCGCCCCGCCTCGATGTTTGTCCCGGCAGAGGACTTTGTCGTCAGTTACGGTGCCTCAGACCTGTCGACGTGCGGCCGGTTTACCCACCTGATGAAGAAAACACCCAACGAGGTGCGCAAACTACAGGTTAACGGCTGGTACATCGACGAGAAACTCGACGACCCCAAACCTACCTCCGACGACGACATCAAGAAAAAATATGACAAATTGACCGGCCACAAAGAGACCTATGATCTCGACGGCCGCCATACCCTGCTGGAGATGCACGTCGAAATAGATCTGGCCGGGTTTGAAGACAAGGACGCGGCTGGCGAAGAGACCCGCATTGAATTGCCCTACGTGGTGACCCTTGATTTGTACTCAGGCACCATATTAGCCATTCGGCGCAACTGGCACGAAGAGGACGATAACAAGGACCACCGGGAATTCTTTGCCCATTATATGTATCTCCCCGGACTGGGGTTTTACGGCTTCGGGCTGGTCCACATGATAGGTGGCTTGTCACAATCTGCCACCTCCATCCTGCGCCAACTGGTTGATGCCGGCACCCTGTCCAACCTGCCGGGCGGCCTGAAATCACGGGGCCTGAAAATCAAGGGCGACGATTCCCCCATCGAACCGGGCGAATTCCGGGACGTGGATGTGCCCTCTGGCGCTATCCGGGACAATATTACCTTCCTCCCCTACAAAGAACCGTCCAACGTGCTGTACCAGCTGCTGGGGGATCTGGTGCAGGAGGGCAAGCGCTTCGCGTCCGCCGCTGACCTGAAAGCCTCCGACATGAACGGCGAGGCCCCGGTCGGCACCACACTGGCCCTGCTCGAACGGGAAATGAAGGTGTTGAGCGCCATACAGGCCCGCCTCCATGCCGCCATGGGCAAAGAACTGGAAATGCTATCGCAGGTGGTGAAGGATTTCGGGCCGGAAGAATACCCCTATGAAGAGGATGAGGGATCTACATTAAAAGAGGACTTCGACGGCCGGGTCGACATTATACCGGTCAGCGATCCCAATGCCGGCACCATGGCCCAGCGGATCATGCAGTATCAGGCTGCCTTGCAGTTGTCGGCCGGCGCACCGCAAATTTATAACATGCCATTGCTGCACCGCCAGATGCTGGAAGTGCTGGGCATTCAAGATGCGGAAAAGATCGTGCCCACAGAGGATGATCATAAGCCCAAGGACCCGGTCAGCGAGAATATGGCATTGATTACCGGGGAGCCGGTCAAGGCGTTCCTGTATCAGGACCACGAGGCACACATCACGACTCATATAGCGGCGGCAAAAAACCCTGAAATTCAGGAAATGATGAAGCAAAACCCGAACGCGAAAGCGGTTATGGCGGCCATGGCGGCCCACGTCTCTGAACACTTGGCCTTTGCCTACCGGGCGAAAATTGAAAAGGAGCTGGGCGTGGAACTGCCCGGACCCGAGGAAGTGTTGCCAGAAGACATCGAATTGCGCTTGTCCCGGATTGTTTCCGTGGCGGCCGCACAGCTCACCGGCAAAGCCCAGCGCATGCAAAAAGCCGAGGAGGATGCCGAGAAGCAAAAGGACCCCATTGTCATTCAGGCCGAGAAAGAACATGCCCTCGAAGAGAAGAAAGCGCTGGCTAAAGCCAAGTATGATTTCGAGAAATTGGCCGACGATAGAGAGAAAGTTAAATCACACGAACGTATCGAAGGCGCGAAGATTGGTGCGAAATTTGCTACTGACCAGTTACATGGTAAGACAGAAGCTGATAAGATCACCTCGAAAGAGCGACTCGAAGGCGTTAGAGTCGGCATGGAAATGGCCCAATCTGTTATAGAGGACGGCGCGAATGAGTGACACGAAAGCCAGTAACCACGTGCTGTCAGTGCTACAGGTCAAGATACGAGAGCATATGAATGCTCAGTCGGATACCATGACACAGGGATCATATGAAACGCTGGCCGAATACAAATATGCTTGCGGGGTTGTGTATGGATTGGCCCTCGCAGAGCGCGAATTGCTCGACCTAAACAAGATATTTGAAGATGACTGAATTCTCCGCAATAGCGGTGCAACGTGACACCGGGCACAGTTTCCCGGCGCAGGTATGACCCCATGGCTCAATCCACAGCGATAGATCCACGCAAAGACCTAAACCTCGATCTCACTGGTGTCGCATTTCTATCCGACAACCCCGATGACGAGCAATCCCAAGAACGAAAGGCAACGCAATTGCCGACACCGAGCGGGTATAAAATCCTGATCGCACTTCCTGCCGCCGATGAGAAAACCGAAGGTGGAATTATCAAGACTCTCCACGCGAGAGAACTTGAGGAGACCGGCTCCATCACGGGGTTTGTCTTGGATCTCGGACCGGATGCTTATTCGGACGAAAAGCGCTTCCCGAACGGCCCTTATTGCAAGGTCGGGGACTGGATTATAATGCGCTCTTACTCCGGCACTCGCCTGAAGATCCATGGCAAGGAATTTAGATTAATCAACGATGACTCTGTCGAGGCAATCGTTGAAGATCCCAGAGGAGTGGAAAAAGCATGAGCACTCCTGACAAGTTACACACACCGGAAGAGAAGTTTTTCGGCATCACCCACACGGTCGAAAAACCCGTTGTTGAACCAGAGTCTGTCGAGAAGCTGGAAGTGGAGGTGGTCGATGACCGCCCTCCTGAAGACCAGCGCCCCCCCAAGAAAGCCGAAAAGCCCAAAGTCGATGCCAAGTCAGAGGACGAGGAGCTTGAGGGCTATTCCGAGAAAGTCAAAAAGCGCATCAACAAACTACGCTATGACCAGCACGAGGAACGCAGGCGTGCCGACTCCGCCGAGCGTATGCGCGATGAGGCTGTTAACCATGCACGGCGATTGAGCAAGGACAACGAGGCACAGCGACAGCTTCTCGCTAAAGGCGAGGCCCAGCTGGTCAAGAAATTTACCGATGCGGCTGACAGCGCCATTACAGGTGCCCGCGCCAAATACAAGGCGGCCTACGAGGCTGGCGATACCGACACTATTATCTCCACCCAAGAAGAGCTTATTGCGGCACAGGCCCAGCTGAAAGAGGCGACCGACTACAACGCGGACTATACGGCCCGGAAGGAGGAGCACGACCGCTTTATGCAGGCGCGTGCCCAGCAGCCACCCCCGCAGCCCGTCTATCAACCACAACAACCACAGCCCGTACAGCGGCCAGCGGCACCCAATCCCAAGGCGGCCTCATGGGCAGAGGACAACAAGTGGTTTGGCAGCGCCGAACATACAGACATGACGGCACTGGCCTATGGCGTGCATGAAGACTTGATCAAAAATAAGGGTTACGACCCTGAATCCGACGAATACTTTCAGGCAATTGATGACGCGATGCGTACCCGGTTTCCTGAGCAGTTCAACGAGGAGGAGCCCGGCAGTGGACGACAGCCAGTTTCGACTCCTCGTAAACCCTCCGTGGTAGTAACGCCCAGTACGCGAAATAATGGGGCTAAAACACGCAAAGTGAAACTAACGTCCACCCAGATTGCTCTCGCACCGCGACTGGGTTTAACAGCCGACCAGTATGCAAGACAGCTCATTAAGGAGATGGAATAATGGCCGAACAGCGCATCCAACGCGATAACGACACTCGCGCACAAGTAGAGCGTCCCAGTGATAAATGGGTCCCTGCCCCTTTGCTTCCCGTCCCCAAGCCAGAAGCTGGTTGGGTTTTTCGCTGGATTCGTACCAGCATGGTGGGAAGTGCCGACAATACCAACGTGTCCCAGAAGTTCAGGGAAGGTTGGATTCCGTGCAAGGCAGATGATTACAAAGACCTTGAAATCCAGTCTGACATTGGTTCCCGGTTCAAGGGGAACATTGAAGTCGGTGGCCTTTTGCTTTGCAAAGCCCCGGAGTCGGAGATGGCCAAACGCCAGAAGTATTATGAAGACATGGCTGGCCAGCAAATGGAATCTGTGGACCAAAACTACTTGCGAGAGAACGACCCCCGTATGCCTTTGCTAAACCCAGAAAGGACTACGCGCACATCATTCGGAAGCAATTAACCATTAATCCACAGGAGACAATTTATGTCTAGCGTTGCTACCCCTATGGGGGCTGAACCTGTCGGCACTCTCAGTGCTTCAGGTTCTTTCAGCGGCAAACTCCGTCACATTCCTATCGCGGCAGCTTACGATACGGATATTTTTACCGGCGATTTTGTCAAATTTGTGTCTGGCGGCACGGTTGAACGTAGTGCTATTACCACTACGGTTCCAGCCGGTACGTGCGGCATTTTCATGGGTTGTGCTTACACTGACCCAACCACAAAACAGATGACCTTTTCTCAGATCTGGCCCGCAGATAATGCGGCAACTGATGCTGTGGCTTATGTCGCTGACGACCCTTACCTGACGTTCAGGATGCAGGGTAACGGTGCCATGACTGCAATCGACATTGGCTTAAACGCCAGTGGCGTCAACACAGTTGGTTCTACAGATATTGGTCGCAGTAAGAATGCGCTTATCGCAGCTTCAGCGGCCGTAACAGCTACCCTCCCCTTCCGAATCCTCGAATTTGTCGATGGTCCTGATAGTGCGGTCGGGGACGCTTTCACAGATGTGATTGTAACGTGGCTGCCTTTAAAGCATGCTTACGTCACAGCACTCGGCGTATAGGAGGTCTGAGTAATGGCT